TTTAATTGTGGATAAACATTCGAACTGGTAATAACCTTTCCAGCGAACTCAGCAAGTTCACTAGAAATTAAGGTCTTGTCCGTGGCATAGGGGCATACCATTGCATTGAGTAATGAAGTGTAATCTTCGAACAATTTCTTGTTCAAGATAACAACATCATCACCCAAGACAAAGAATTCATGGTTATACTCTTTACCCAAAAGGGTAAGGAGTAATAATCCATGGGTTAGTGTAAAAGTAAAGAAGGAAGGGTTAAACCCAAGAGGTTGCCCTCTCTTCCAAACGATTGCACCTAATTCAGAACGCCAAGTTGCTCGAGAAACATCTCGAAACAATTTGACATATGAATTATCTTTGCCGTAGATAGTTTCCAAAACTATCTGCTGCAACTCATATGGAAAGTAATCAGTAGCCGATGAAAGATCTACAGAGTAGACCATTCGATGGTTCCTAATTGCTTCCTGTATGATTGGTACAGCCTTGCCTTGATCGTGGGTACAATCCCAATCAAGAGACCGAACAAGTAAACCAAGATCATTCTTCAGTGGTTGTGAAGCCACTTGGAATAATCTATATGGAGAAGCAATGCTTCTCAACTTGTAACCAGGCTCCTGAAGGAAATGAACCTCACCGGCCACCATAGGTCCATGTTCGATTTCATCTTCACATGCAGAATCACAAAATCTGCGTATGTCGATGTCCTTAAAGATATGTGAATAAATCACATTCCATAAGGATCTTACATGGTCCCATGTCGCTTGATTATCAGTAAGCAAAAGCTCACTGAGTAATTTTTGCGATTGTGGTACCGATCCAAACTTAACTGTTGGAGCTCGCTTGTTAGGCGAACCTCTCCAGAAAAGTAAGGATTGAGGCTTTCCACGAATGGTTCTTCCGTGGATTGTGGCTTTCACCGTTCGTCTAAAAGAACGGATGAAAGTATCCGGTATTGCTACCGGATTAGCATTGACAGCTGTTAGGAATTTCTTCCTTTGTGCACCAGTCAACCTGACTGATGTCCAATGAGTGTAAGCCATAAAGGCGTTAAGAACTTTATAAAAGTTCTTATCGGACTTTAGACCCC